GTACGTGGAGGACGCCATGATCCGGTTGCCCAACGCCACCGCCGTAGCCCCGGCGCGGTAGGCGAGCATGCCCACCTTCACCCCGAGCAGGACGCCAGCCAGCACCGTGAGCACGGGCGTGGGGGTGCTGTTGATGACCTGGGCCAGCACGAGCGCGAGCTGCGCCGTCACACCGATCAGTGGACCGGCTGCCACCAGCAGCGTGCCTGCGGCCGTGGCGAGGGTGCCGAGCGTGGTCGCGCCCTGCCGGGCGAGTTCGAGGAAGTCGGCGAAGCCCTCGGAGCCTTCCAGGGACTGGCCCCACTCGGCGAACCGGGCGGTTGTCTCCTCCAGGCCGCCGGACATGTCGTCGCTAGCGGGCAGGAACGCGGCCACCACACCGGCGAAGCCCACCGCGATGTTCTTCAGCGCGATCAGGAAGGAGGTCAGGTTGCGGGCACCGGAGGTGGCCAGCCGGTTGATGAACCCCTCCAGGTCACCGCCCTCGATGCCCTCCTCGATCTCGTCGAAGAAGTTCATGAACGCGGTGGCGCCGGCCTCCACGAGCGGGGTCAGCAGCGGCAGCAGCCGCCGGGCCAACTCGATGCCGCGCGTGAACACCGGCATCGTCGTCGCGCTGAGGGATTCGGACCACTTGTCGTGGTCGTCCTTCAGCCCTTGCAGCGCGATCGCGTACTCGCGCGTGGCCGGGGGCAGCCCGTCCAGCTGCTGCTTGTACGCGGCGTCGGAGTCCTTGGCGGCCTTGGACGCGGCGGTGGCCTCCTGCAGGGCCTTCTTGTACTCGTCGCCGCCCTTGGCCGCGAGCTTCTGCGCCTGCGCCTTCTTCAGCGTGGCGACCTCGTGGGCCTTCTCCGCGGCCTCCCCGGCGGTGGCGGCCTCCTGCACCGCTTCCAGCTGCGGTCCGGCCGCGAGCTGGAACGCCTTGACCACGGCCTGCGCGGAGGCGAACGCCGCCACCATGCCCAGGCCGGCCGTGGTGACCGCAGCGATCGCGGGCAGCCCGGCGATGAGCCCGCCGATGGCGATGCCGACGGACCGGACCTTGCTCTCGGCCTCCTCGGCGCCGTCGGCGACGCCGTCGTCCAGGCCGTCACCGATGGCCTGCCCGGCGGACCGGCCCGCGGCGACGAACCGGCCGCGCATGGGCGACGATGCCATCGCCGATGCGCTGCCCGGAGGCGCTGGCGTCGTCGCCCATGCGCTGTCCGGAGGCACGCAGGGCGTTCTCGGCGCGGCGCAGGGTGGGGTCTACCGCGCGGTCGTCCACGCTGAGGATCGCGTTGAGTTCGCCGACGGTCAGCGCCACGAGGGCTCACCTCCTTCGGCGAGTGCTGTGCTTGAGGTCCTCAGGAGGTGGTGCGAAGTGCCGGTGAAGCCGGGACTCCACGGAGAACAGGCCCAGCACCCGGGCCTGGAACCAGCGCCAGGAGCGGCGCTGGAGGATGCCGGAGCCGACGTCGATGCCGTACTCGGAGTGCAGGTCGGCCTCGATCAGCGGCCACTGCGCCAGCAGCTGGTCCCAGGTCAGGCCCGAGAGCGCGCCTGACCGCGACCGCCGCGGCGTCGGGAGCCCGCCCTCGTACCACTCCCAGAGGCCGGTTGTCTCGTCGTACTCGCCCCGGCCGACGCCGAGGTGCCGGGCTTCACCTGCGCTCTCCGGGCCGCCCTGTTCGGGGCTTTTCCCGGCTGCTGGCCCGTCCGCCAGAACTCCTCGGCGGTCTCCCGGTCGGTGGTGACCCAGAACATGACGGTGAGGGAGACGTGCTTGAAGGCGCTCCACCGCAGCTCTTTGATGAGCGGCTCGTACTGGTTGCCGAGGCACATCCGGTAGAGGTCGAGCTCCTCCTGGTCGTCGAGGACGGGAGCCTCCGGGGCCTTGCCGCCGGCCGCGAGCCGGGCCGCGAGAGAGGTGATGCGCTCGATCTTGATGCCGTCCTCGGCGGAGGGCTCCTCGATGCGGTACACGCGGGTCTGCCCGTCCTTGCCCTTGACGGGCAGGTCGAGGTGGTCGTCAAGGAACGCGTCGAGGGCCTCGAAGGCGTTGCCCCCCATCAGGCGAGCGGGTTCGTGATCGGGGTGAGCGGGCCGTCACCGGTGAAGGTGATCTCCGTCTCGCCGAGCGCGGTGTATTCGCCGCCCTGGGGCTGCCAGTTCGGGATCGCCTTGCCCTCGTAGGCCTCGGGCAGGCCGTTGCGGTTCATGTACCGCAGGTGGACCTTGTTGTCGGCGCCGTAGGCGAAGTGCGCCAGGCGGATCTTCTCGTGGACCGGGTGGTACACCTTGACGCTCTTGTTGGCCTTGCGGCGGATGGTGACCGACAGCTCCCAGCTCTGGCCTGTCTTCTCGTTTGAGGCCCAGCCCTCGCTGTCGTAGTCGGAGGCGTCCTCGATGTTCGGCTCCGAGGCGGGCTGGAACTCACGGACGCCGGGGCACAGCTGCCAGTCCGGGGCCTCTGCGGTGCCCATGTTGATCTCCAGCCGCCACTCGCGTGCGAGTTCGGTCTCTTCCGTGGGGGTCGACATGCGGTCCTCCTAATCGATCAGGTGGGGCCCGGACCGCACGGTCCGGAAGTAGTAGTTCGCAACCAGCTCCATGCGGCCGCGGGCGTCCTGGCCGATCCAGGCCTGCGAGTTGCGCCAGGAGACCTCCACCTGCACGCCGCGCACCTGGTAGTGGCGCCGGTTGTGGAGGACGTTGAAGACGTCGTTGGCCAGCTGCACCAGCCCGGTGATGTCCGTGCCCGCGCGCATGCGCGCCTGGATGGCGGTCACCGCGTCCGCGGAGTCGTCATCGGCGACCGGGTACGACGTGAGGGCGATCAGCCGGTCGGGCAGGTCAGGCACGGTGCCCAGCCGGATGCCGGTGCCGCCGGCCGGGAGGACCGTGTCGTCGTCGTAGGTGCCGACGCTCTGGGCGTCGAGCAGCTCGGCGACGCCGACCAGGAGGTCCGCGTCGTGGGTCGCGCCGCTCACCGCAGGGCCCTCCGCAGCTCGGCGGCGATGAGGGCGGTGACTTCGGGCCGGGCGGAGTTGAGGCTGTTCTCCAGGTACTTCGCGGTCCGGCCCGGGGCATGGCGCCAGGTCAGTTCCTCGTGCTGGCGGGCCGCGTAGGGGGTGTCGTAAGAGACCATCGCGGTCAGTGACGGTAGGTCCACGCTGGCCGTTCCGGAGCGTTGCAGTTCGGCCTCGTCGAGCGGGACCACCTCGTTGCTCTTGCCCAGCACGTGCTCGGCGCCGAGGTACAGGCCCCGGGCGGCGGCCGCGCGTAGCTCGCGTGCCGCAGGCGCCCCGTTGAAGCGCAGCCGGAAGTTCTGCGGCATGGCGGCCTCCCGCTATTCGAGTTGGAACTCCACGTGGTTCGGTGTGCCGAGCGAGCCGCCGTCACGGTTCATGACCTGGATCACGGTCGTGACGCGGCCGGACGGCAGCGTGACCCGGGAGAGCGGCGGCGCGGTCTTCTCCTCGGGGCCGGCGTAGGCGGTCGACGTCGAGGTGACCTGCTCGCCGCCCGGCGAGCGCACGGCGCGGGTCTTCTCATCGACGAGGCAGCGCACCTCGCGCGGGGGCCCGTACGTGCGGCCCTTGCTGGTGTCGCCGAGGTAGTCCTGTGGATCAGGAAGCGGCGCGGAATGGAGGCCATCAGCAGGCCGCCCAGGCGATTGTGCTGAACTTGTGCCCGGGCAAGGCCTGGAGGGCGCGGAGCAGCTTCGGGGCGTAGTACGACGGCCCGGACCGGTTGTCACCCGCGCCGTACTGGATCTGCACCGAGCCGATGCTGACGCCCTGCAGCGGGCCGGAGATGTCGGTCTCGACGCCGACTTCGCCCCAGAACTCGACCTGGGCGCACACCGCTTCGGCGAACACCGCGGCGACTTCTGGGTCGGTCGGCAGGCCCGTGACCTTGTCGACGTCGTAGACGGCGGCCGGGAGGAAGTCCCGGTCCAGCAGGCGCGATGCCTCCAGCAGCAGCCGGGCGCTGTCCAGCGGCGGCGCGGCACCGAGGTACTCGGCGAGCTGCGTCGTCGTCGCGTAGACCCGGCCGGGCGCGGCAATGAACGGAGCCGGAGCCACGGAGACCCGCTCGTGCTGGACGCTGGCGCCAGTGCCCGTCACCGTCCACGACATCAGCCATACGCCGGCGGCCGTGTACGTGAGGGCGGCCGTCCACGTCCGGCCGTTGTCGGCGGTGCCGACGGGTGGGGCGGTGACTACGCCGCTCGGCGAGGTCACGGCGAGTACGGCGTTCGTGGTGGCGTCGGAGGGGTCGACGGTCAGGGACGCGGTGACGGTGTCGCCGACGTCGGGCATGGTCAGCCTCCTGTCGTCGAGGTCGCGGCTAGCTGCGGTGCGGTGG